TATTTCTTACCCTCGTTGGTGATATATATATAATATGAGTTGAGGAGCATCTCATATAAAACAAAAGCTCCGCCTTTCCTTTAACACAACACACATAGGAGAACTAATATGTTCACACCCAACTTTTACATCGATCAATTTCAAGCAACAAAGAAAATTGTTGCAGATCAAATCTTCAAAGACCAACCTGAGTTACAAGAAGTAGCAGTCAAGTTTATTGATACACAAACCGCATTTGCAAAAATGCTTGTTGATAATACTGTTACAGTTAACAAATTGTTTTGGGATAAAGCCACTGCTTTTACCAAAGTTAAATAATGGAGAATATTATGAGCAATAAAAACCCTTTTGAAATTCGCACCGAGATGCTTTCTATGGCTAAAGACTATATGGACCGTGCTTGGGAAATGAATTATATGTTCACTCAACAAATGTTTGATCAAGGTAAGAAGACTACTGAAGAAATGCAGTCAGCTTTGAAACCGTATTCAACTGAGGAACTGATGAAGAAAGCTACGGAATTTTATTCCTTCGTCTCTAAAAAAGATTAAGTACAAAGGGCCTTCGGGCCCTATTTACATTGTATCGGTTTTGTGATATAATGTACAATTAAATTATGGAGTGAAAATGTCAAATATTCAAATCGTTCGTCTAACCTCAGGCGAAGAACTCATTGCAGAGGTTACCACACAAGCTGATGGTTGCCTTTTAAAGGATATTGCAATCCTTATTCCCACACAAGCTAATCAACTCGGTCTTGCTCCATTTATGGGTTATGGTGTAACCAGTGAAGGTATCTTTTTTAAAGATGCTCATATCATGTTTGCAATTAATCCTATTGATCCATTGCGCCAACAATATCAAGAAATGTTTTCAAAAGTAATTTTGCCTCCTACTAGTATTATTTCGTGATATACAGCTCTTGTATTTTGTGTTATAATGGTAGAAAATAAGGAGTAAGATGTCTTTTTACACGTCAGTTTTTCGTTATGGTAACAATATCCTATTCCGTGGATATGATGACCAAGGCCGTCGCTACCAGCGTAAAGAACCATTTCAACCCACGTACTATGTGCCCTCACAGAAAGACGTAGGTTGGCGCGGCCTTGATGGTACAGTGATCGGTCCAGTCAAACTTGAGAGTATGCGTGAAGGCAAGGAATGGATGGAGAAGTACAAGGATGTTTCCGGCTTTAACATCTATGGTAACCCTAATCAAATTCACCAGTTCATCTCAGAGAAGTTTCCTGGTGACATTAAGTTTGATCGTGACCGCATTAACGTAACAACAATCGACATTGAGACTGCTTATGATGATGGGTTTCCTCATCCTAGTAAAGCAGAAAATGAAGTATTGGCCATTACTATTAAAAATAATATTGATGGTGTGTATTACGTTTGGGGTTATGGTGATTACGATACATCCAAAGCTCTTATTACACCAGTACGATATACCAAGTGCACATCTGAGGCAGAACTATTTAAGTCATTCTTAAATCATTGGCAAGCGCCACAGTTCTCACCAGATGTGATTACTGGTTGGAACGTCCGATTCTTTGATATGCCATATCTGGTCAACCGAGTGACTAAGATTCTTGGTGAGGATTGGGCCAAGAAATTCTCTCCATGGGGTATGTTAAACTATCGCCAAGTGACTCGAATGAATAAGGTTGATGATACCTATAACATCGAGGGTATTCAGACTCTGGATTACTTAGAGCTCTTCCAGAAGTTTGGTTATTCATATGGTAACCAAGAATCCTACAAGTTGAATCACATCGCATATGTTGTGCTTGGTGATACTAAACTTTCGTTTGATGAATCAGGTTCACTGAAAAATCTCTACAAAGATGATTATCAAAAGTACATTGACTACAACATGAAGGACGTGGAACTTGTAGATCGACTTGAGGATAAGATGGGTCTGATTACTCTTGCCATGACCATGGCGTATAAGGGTGGTGTGAACTATCAGGATACATTTGGTGTTACCGCGATCTGGGAATCAATTATCTACCGTAAGCTCAAGTCACAAAATGTTATGCCATCACTCGGCGATGGTAACCATCATAAGACTGCTTTTGCTGGTGGATACGTCAAGGATCCCAAAGTCGGACTTCATGATTGGGTTGTCTCTTTTGACTTGAACTCACTGTATCCAAACATCATTGTACAGAACAATATGTCACCCGAGACAGTGACTGATAAGTTTGTTAAGTCTGGTGTTGAATATTACTTGGATGGCAACAAGGCAGATGTTGAGGAATATGCCGCCGCAGCGAATGGTTCCACATATCGTAAGGATATTGATGGTGTTGTGCCTGGTATCATTGTAGATTACTATGATGAACGGTCGGCAACAAAGAAGGCCATGCTTGCTGCACAACAAGCGTATGAGAAAAATAAGACCTATGAACTTGAGAAGGAAATCAACCGACTCGAGAATACTCAGATGGCTCTTAAAATTCTACTCAACTCACTTTATGGTGCTCTCGGTAATGCTTATTTCAGATACTTTGATATCCGACTTGCCGAAGGTGTTACCCTAACAGGTCAGTTGGCTATTCAATGGGCCGAAAAAGCAATGAATACCTCAATGAATAAGGTACTCAAGACCAAAGACAAAGACTATGTCATTGCAATTGATACTGATTCATTATACGTTGACTTTGGCCCATTGATTGACACTATGGTTTGGAAACCGAATGATGGTGTGGATAAAAAAGTAGCATTCCTTGATAAGGTTTGCCGTGAACATTTTGAACCTGTCCTTGCAGATGCCTATCAAAAGCTCTTCGAGAACATGAATGGTCACAAGAACCGGATGGTAATGAAACGCGAAGTGATTGCTGACCGTGGAATCTGGACTGCCAAGAAACGCTATATACTTAATGTGCATAATAGTGAGGGTGTGCAGTATGCTGAACCTAAACTCAAGATCATGGGCATTGAGGCTATCAAGTCCTCTACACCAGAAGTGGTCCGAGCCAAGTTCAAGGAAGTGTTTAAAATTATTATCAGTGGTGATGAATTGGCAACACGTGACTTTATTGGTAAATTTAAAACTGATTTTAAACAACTGCCGCCAGAACAAGTTGCATTCCCTCGTGGGGTGAGTAATATTACCGACTGGTCCGACAGAAAAACTATCTTCAAGAAAGGTACTCCCATCCATGTACGTGGAAGTCTACTATATAATCACTATGTTAAGGAAAGCAGACTTAATGACAGGTACGAACTTATCCAGAATGGCTCAAAAGTAAAATTTGCATATTTAAAAATGCCGAATACTATTAAGCAGAATATTATTTCATTCCCGGATGAGTTGCCAAAAGAACTTGGTCTGCACAGATTCATTGATTACGATACACAATTTGAAAAAACATTTATTGAACCATTACGATTTATCCTAGAAGCAGTAGGATGGTCGGTAGAGGAACAATCAACTTTAGAGGACTTTTTTGCATGACAAATGCTACTGATGTGAAAACATTTATGACAACCTTTGGTCAGGAAGTAAAATCCAAACCAGAGTTTCCAGATGCCGATACCGTAAAATTGCGCATTGAACTTATCCAAGAAGAGTTACAAGAATTGGTGGATGCATGTAACGCCAATGATATTGTAGAGGTGGCAGATGCCCTTACAGATATTCTCTATGTTACCTATGGTGCTGCCCATTCATTTGGTATTCCCATTGATGCTTGTTTTAAAGAAGTACAGAGATCCAATATGAGTAAACTTGGTGAGGATGGTAAACCCATCTACCGTGAAGATGGTAAAGTTATGAAAGGTCCTGGTTATTCAGTGCCTGACTTAAAAAGTGTTTTACAAATTGCCTAAGTTGTGTTATAATATAGTCTATGCATAATCCAAAATACCCAATTTATATTATTTCCAAAGGTCGGTGGGAATCTCGTATGACACAACGTACGATGGAAGACATCGGCGTACCGTATCGCATCGTCATTGAAGATGCTGAATATGATAAGTATGCCGAACACGTACCTAAGGAAAAGATCCTTGTTCTGCCAAATGGTTTCCGTGAGGATCCAAAATATGCTTATAAGGATGAAAAAACCGGACTCTTAGGTGGTTCCATTCCAGTTCGTAACTTCGTGTGGGAACATTCAATCGAAGAAGGTCATAAGAAACATTGGGTATTGGATGATAACATGCGGCATGTCTACCGTATGAATCGTAACCTCAAGACTCGTATGACCAGTGGCGCTGCATTCCGTATCTGTGAGGACTTTACCGACCGATATGAAAATGTAAAATTGTCTGGTATGAACTATGCATTCTTTGCTCCGGCATCAGTGCGTAAACCACCATACTATACTAACACTCGTATTTACTCTTGTATCCTTATTGATAATTCAGTCAAGCATCGCTGGCGTGGTAAGTACAATGAGGATACGGACTTGAGTTTGCGTGTGCTTAAGGACGGCGACTGCACTATGTTGTTTAATTGTTTCCTTGTTGGTAAGGCAGCAACCATGACAATGAAAGGTGGTAATACTGAGGAAGTCTATAATGTTGGACAGACTGGTGACCGGACCAAACGTAGTGGTGAAAACTTTGACAACCGTAAATCGTTTGTTGAATCACTTATTGAACAACATCCCGAGCATGTGAAACTTGCATTTAAATGGGGTCGTTGGCACCACGATGTGAATTACAGTGTATTCACTCAGAAACCAATTAAGAAACCAGGTCTAAATATTCCTAAAGGTACCAATGAATATGGTATGGTACTCAAGGCAATTTCACCTGAATTAGATACACCTGATGGAGAAGAATATGGCGACTAATAAATTAAATGTAGATACAGCATCTAATAATTTGTTTATCCTTGCTGGCGAAGAGGATACACGTACACCTTATGATTGGGATGGCATGCCAGAGTTTGTTCAAGAAGATGCAGAGGCATATGCAAAGATCACGGTTCGTATCCGTAATGAAGATGACTTGAAAAAGTTTGCAGAGATTATGGATCAACCAAGTATTACTACAAAGACCAAGGCAGTTTGGTATCCAGCATTGGATCGAAATCGCAACTCTTTACTTCGTTGGATGGACGAAGAATAAAGAATTGTGATATAATACTATATTATGATTTCACTCACCTCATTCAAAAGTCTCTTTGATAATAAAACAGATAAGAGACTCGATTTTAAATCCTTCCCGGATTTTGAAAAGGCTTTGTACGCACTCTCCACGAAAGAGTGTGAGACAAAGAAAAAAGCATTCCTTATTTCACCTGCTACTTTCATTGAAGGTACCACACGTGCTAATAAGAACGTAATTGAATGGGGTGGTTGGGCAGCGGTTGATGTCGATGATCACGAGTTTAAAGGTAATTTAGAAAATGAGCTTCGCAATCGGTTTGGTAATTGGTACTATATTTGTTATAGTACTGCTAGCAGTACGCTTGATAGGCCAAAGTTCAGACTTATCTTTCCGCTTACAGGATCAGTTACGTCTGACCGAATTCGTCACTTCTGGTTCGCACTCAACAGTGAACTCCAGTCCATTGGCGATAAACAGACTAAAGACCTTAGCAGAATGTATTACATCCCTGCGACGTATGCTGGCGCTAACAACTTTATCTTTACTAATGTTGGTGATTATATTGATCCTGATGCACTTTGTGCCAAATGGAAATACAATGACCAACGAACCAACTCAAATAATTTCTTTGACCGATTACCAGAAGAATGGCAACAGCAAATTATTGAACACAGAAAATCTCAACTAGAGAATGTCAACGTTCATTGGAGTGGTTACCGTGATTGTCCATTCTGGCCTAAGAAACTGGCATCAGAATATCAGGTCATTAATAATACTGGTTGGTACCATAAGATGTATCAGATCATGGTTGCCGTTGCCGGTAATGCTATTAAAAATGAATACCCCATTACTGTGCAAGAGATTACACAGATGTGTAGGCAATTTGATGCAGAGACTGGCAACTGGTATGCTACTCGGCCCCTGGAAAAAGAAGCAGACAGGGCACTAGAGTTTGTATACAAATCAATGTAATACTTTTGATATATTTACTTTTGTCTCGTTTCGTGGTATAATAACCATATGAAATCTTTTGGAACTGCTATGAGTGAATTAGGTTCCGGTGTATTCTTTGAATCACTGGGTCAATATGTTTACGGTTATCGCAAGAAAAAATCCAATACCTGGGACTATATCGGTAAGGGTAATGGCAACCGTAGCATTCAGCATGTAAAAACCAAAGGTTATGATGTTGATAATCTCTATATTATCGCCCGAAATCTTGAACGGTTTGAAAACAAACAAGATTGGCAATCATTTCTTTTGGAATCATACCTAATTGCATTTGAGCAACCTAAGG